AAATCGCCGCCCAGATCGAGAGGGGCAGTGGTAGGGGTTGGGTAGGTGGACAAGGGGGGTGGGTGGGTGGTGGAGTCTTATCCGGTTCGCAAATACTTTGTTGACTTTTTACCCATACGTACGCTATGGTCACGTTATGCCTGCAACCGATAGTTACCGCTGGTTCGATCCCGCCCGCCACACTAATACCGACGGATGAAGTACTATGATCACTGAATGCGCCTCAGACCCAACTACCCCGTCTACCCAGAAGAGCCTCTTCCGGAGATGGTGCGGGCGCTTCTTAACCTATACGGATGCGAAGCCCGCTGGTGGTCCCTCACCGGCGGATGGTTTATCTACGACAGGAGCGAAAATGATAACGTCAGGTTCGACATATGCACCGTCAATGACAGTTGGGCACACTGGCTTCACGCCGTCAGGCATATCAAATTTGCCGGGGGTTAACGTGCCGCCGGGCCCCTTTACCTTGACCACGGCTACGTCTGCGCCCAACGGGCCTGTTTACTTTCCGAGCAACGGCCCCGATGGGACATGCAGGGTGCCCATAGATCTACTGAAGCTGCCGGATACGGTCGCTGAAAAGCTAAAGCTGATCAGGGCCAGCACGGCTATTTTGACGGGCGGGACGATGATACGCGTCATAGGTACCCCCGACAAGGTCAGCCTTAATTATGACAGTCACTTCAAGTACGTTGATGTGCCGTACGACGCCAACGCGAATTACTGGGCGGCAGTCTTGGAGTGGTTGACCCAATAAAAAGGCCCCCAGAACGGGGGCCTCTCTATACGCAGAGTGCGTAGCGGGCGGGCTAGAAGCCGAAGCAGAGGTACACGTACGTGTCGCCCGAGGTCGTCGCAGCCGAGTTCGTGAACACTGCGGTCGTGGTCGTGAACGAGGTCTGGTTGATCTTCGAAGCCACCGTCACCTGATCCTGAATTACGCAGAGCCAGCCGTTGGCAGCTGCAGTCGGGAAGGTGAAGGTCGGGGCACACGCGGCACTCGTGCTCTGGAACTTGCCAGCCGAGGCACCGCCGACCTGCGCCGAGACGGTCGCACAGCCAGTGATGACCGGAGCAGTACCCTGAGATACGAGCGCACCGTGGAAGGCTTCAAGACCCGTGGACGGGTTCCAGCCGTAGTCAACGGCCAGCGCGGCGCTGGCGAACGCCAGAGTCGTGAGGCCAACGAGACACTTGGTATAAAACTTCATGTGAGTCACCTATAGGTTAGAAGAAAAAACACCGAAGGAAATTTCCGAGAACGAGATTACAGAACAGTTGACCGCCCCGCAAGTCCCTGCTACATTATGTGAATATATGGTACGTACCAAGAACGATAGAATCCGGCTGAACCTCTACTTCGACAATCCCGTGTTCGAAGCACTGCGTCGTATCAGCGAAGCCCGGGGGCAGACATACTCGGAAGTAATTCGTATTGCTTGCCGTGACTATGTTTTGTTGCAGGGTGGGAAAGTCGTGAAGGAAGTCGTTACCATGAAAGAGCTTACCAAACCGATCCATAGATCAGGAGATTGACATGCCTCTGTATAACCCGACCGATGAAAATCTTTTGGCGCTGCTCGCGGGCCACGGCTGTGAAGTGGACGTGGATCAGGCGCAGGGCCAGTGCTATTGGGTCCACAAGATTGGCGACGAGAGTTTCCGCACGGCGGTGAGCTTCGGCGCGAGTCTGGCCGAGTTCGAAGCGGCTGTGAACACTGTGTTGGCTGCGCATGCAGCGGTAGGCACCGGTGGCACTGCCGACCTCGCTCAGTAATAGTCCGGACCTAAATACTGGTGACGCGCAACTTATTTGGGAGTTGGTCAGTAACATCAGTCCGAAGGCAGAGGTATTGGCTAGGCATGGGCTCACACCCCAGAGCCTAGCCGCCCGTTCGAAGAATCCGATGTTCCGCTCTGCTTATCAGGAAGCGAAGCGGCTGTGGTCATCGGACCTGAACGTGCAGGAGCGTATACGACTTAAGGCCGCGTACATGCTGGAAGATTCGTTGCCTGACTTGTTCAAGATCATCAAGGACGACTCGCAGCCGGGAGCCGCGAAGCTTGAAGCAATTGAGAAGCTTGGAAAACTCTCGCAGGTTATGGTGCAGAAAGGTCCGACGCAGGGTGAGCGGCATACGATTGTCATCAACGTAGGGGACAAACCCCTTGAGATTGACTACACGACCAAACCGGCGATTGAGGCACAGCCATGAACGACGACAAGGAAACCCCTACGAACGTAGTGGAAATCAAGAAGTACACCAAGAAAAAGGTGGAAGAAGTGTTTGAGCATCGCTGCGGGGCGCAGATGTTTTTCCTGCACCGTGGCGGAGAGATCGAGTGCCACTCGTGCCATTCGATCATGATGAACATGACATGGGCAGAGACTGACCCGGAGCCAGCAAAACGATGAAACCGAACATGGATATTTTTGGACGGGGGCAGATACGCGACGCGCTGGGAAACCGGCAGGCGGCGTGGCCCACGACTCGCGCCGAGCGCGGGAAGTATTACCTGCTGCCAGACCCGGTGCACTCGGGCGATCAGCTGGTGGTCATGAGTTACGATACGTGGGCGGACTTCGGCACGCAGCTGGAGATCGCCCGTCGTGCGGGTGTCGAGATGAACACGCGCATCAAAGAACTGGTCGGTGACAAGTTGATAATCACTGCACAGGCGGCGCAGTACAAGGACAAGCTTGAGGCTGTCCAAGCACTGCGACGGAAAGAGAAGCTGAATAAAGTATATGCATCACATGGAGTAGTACATGACAAGCCTGATTGAAGACATCGAGACCGTGAAGAGCAACGTGGAGAATAACCGCAAGGGCATCGTCGGCCAGCTGGAATCTCTGAAGACTCAGCTGGATCACGCCAGCGCGGGGCTGAACGAGATGGACTCGCTGCGCGCGCTGCTTGAAGTCGCCATGGCGAACGCCGAGATCGTCGCAGCTGCCGAGGCTAAGCGGCTAGAGAACGCGAACGCTCCGGCGGCGTAGCAGTGTGGCAAAAATCGCATACGACCCGCCTCCGACTCTGAAGAGGTTCATGCAGTCCAGCGCGCTGATACGCGTTGTTCGTGGACCTGTCGGCTCCGGCAAGTCGTCATGCATGGTGATGGAGCTACTGAGACGAGCGGCTCAGCAAGCTCCTGATCCGTCCGACAAGATCCGTCGCACGCGTTTTGCAGTAGTCCGCAACACGCTGCCACAGCTGAAGACAACGTGCCTTAAGACCATCAATGAAATGTTGCGTGGTATTGCTGTCCATAGGGTCTCCGATAACACGGTTACGATCAACATAGGGGATATCGAGTCAGAGTGGATCCTACTCCCTCTTGACTCCCCAGAGAACGTACAGCGGCTACTCTCACTCGACCTCACGGGGGCATGGCTATCCGAAATCCGAGAGCTTCCGGTGCGAATTCTCCTCGACGTATTCTCCCGCTGCGGCCGGTATCCTAGCCAGATGCACGGCGGCTGGACTTGGAAGGGAGTGATCGCGGAAACGAACTCGTTCACGGAAGACTCCGACTGGAATAAAGTCTTGGAAGAGCAGGACTTGGATGGTAAACCTCTACCGAATTCGTGGGCGTACTTCATCCAGCCCGGCGCTCGGGATATCGGGGCAGAGAATCTGGATCACATAGGGGCTAACTACTACGAAGATCTTATTGAGACGAACTCGCCTGAGTGGGTGGAGCAGTATGTCGATAACATCATCTCGCCGTCGCTCTCGGGTGAAGCTGTGTTCCGTAGGAGCTTCAAGACCTCGTTCCATGTCGCGCAAGAGCCGCTTGTGCCGGTGCCTAGTACGATGGTACTTATCGGATTCGACTACGGTCGTAACCCATCCGCTGTCGTTACACAGATGGATCCGCATGGGCGTCTGCTGGTGCTTGATGAAGTGTTTGCGTCCAACATGGGGGTAGAACAGTTTGTTCAAACGCAGCTGAGGCCCGTGCTGGCTAGCGCCAAGTACGCCCGTCTACCCGTGGGTATATGCGGGGATCCGTCTGGCATAGCCCGTAGCCAGATTGGCGAAGAGTCCGTGTACGGGATGCTGAAACGTGTGGGGCTGTCGGCCCAGCCAGCCCCCACGAATGACATCAACCCCCGCCTCCGAGCCGTCGAGAAGTGGCTCCTGCAGCAGCGAGCCGGTGGCGCGGCGATGCTGTTCAGCCCGACGTGCGAGACCCTTATTCGGGCCATGCAGTCTAAATACCGGTACGCCAAGAAGAAGGATGGCGAGTTGCAGCCGAAGCCGGACAAGACACACCCGTGGAGTGATATTGCAGACGCCTTGCAGTATGCTACTTTAGGGCATAGCACCACGGTTCTTGCGAGACTTGTGCGTACAAGCTATGACTCTGGTATTGTTAAGAAAGTCTCCCCGGCTGGTTGGACATAATACCCATGGCAGCTATTCCCAGTAACCCGCTTCCGATCACAAGTTCCGCGCTGGGTGGTTCCGCCCGCGCCGCCAGTCCTGTCACCGGGGTGCCGGATGTTACGGCGTCGTCGCTGAACCAGCGTAATTCTCCTAGGCAGACCAAGCGCGGCAGTGGGACCAGTGGGAAAACACTGAACACGATGAGTGAAAAGTCGCATGGACTGATCCGTATTGCCTCGCATGACGAGATGCTGGATGCCGAGAAGAAGTCCAAGGACATGTCTGAGTTGCCTGAAGAAGAGTTGAATCCTCTCGCGGCGTTGATCCGCAATCGGTTTGAGAAAGCTGTACGTCACAGACGTACAGTGGGCATCGACGATGAGTTTATCCGTGATATGCGCTCGTATAATGGGCAGTATGACCCTGCAAAACTGCAGGAAATCAACAAGTTTGGTGGCTCTGCGGTATACACTCGCATGATGACAATGAAATGCCGGGGCGCTACGGCCCTGTTGCGCAACGTGTATATGAATTCTGACCGCGCTTGGACCATCGAGCCGACCCCGGACCCCGAAATTCGCAACAGTATCGACTACCACATCAAGCAGCTGGTCATGGCTGAGACCGCAGCGGTCAACAAGATGGGTCAGGTGGTCGATCAGAACACCTTGGCAGACCGTATCGAGGCCCTATATGACGCGGCGAAACTTGCAGAGCGTCGTAAAGCCGCAGAAGAAGCGGTCGAAGCGGGTCGTAAGATCGACGACATCCTCACAGAAGGCGGGTTTTACAAGGCGCTCAGTGATTTTCTGGTCGATCTCCCGATTTATAAGCACGCGATCATTAAAGGACCGGTTACGCGCACTTCTGTTTCCCTGAAGTGGAAAGACAAGAAGCCAGTGGCGCATCACTCAGCGAAATTTTTCTGGGAACGCGTCAGCCCGTGGGATGTTTGGACCACTCCGGGCGCTACGGACATTGAAAACACTGATATTTTCGAGCGGCAGCGACTGTCAGTTAACGATCTTTACCAAATGATCGGGCTGCAGGGGTATCGGGAAGAAGATATCCGCGAAATCATCGGGGCGTACGAGGCGAAAGGGTTCAAAGAGTGGATCCAGCTGTTCGACTACGAGCGCGCCTACATGGAAGGGCGCAACAATATCCTCGACGACACGTTCATCAACGCGATTGAGTTCAACGGGTTCGTGCAAGGTAAGTATTTGATCGACTTCGGCATCATGGAAGACTGCGACCCGGACAAACCGTACTTCATCACGGCTTGGATGGTCGATAAACGCATCTTCAAGGTCATGATGAATCCGTCTCCGCGCCAGCGTGTACCGTATTACATAACCTCGTTCGACAAAACCCCGGGCTCCATCACTGGTAACGGTATTCCCGCACTGGCGAATGACATAACGGACGTTATGAACGCCACGCTGCGTTCACTGGTGAATAACATCTCTATTTCCAGCGGTCCGCAGGTTGTCATAGACCGCGAATTAGTTGGCGCATCGCAGAACGATGACCTGTACCCGTGGAAGCGATGGTCGTTTGTCGGAGACCCATCGAGTCCGAACCGTAAACCGGTGGATTTCTTCCAGCCGCAGAGCAACGCGCAGGAATTGCTCGGCGTGTTCGATAAGTTCAGCACGATGCTTGACGACGTATCAACGATTCCCCGGTATTTGACCGGCGGCGGGGCCAGTGGTGGCGCAGGCCGCACGGCGTCGGGCCTTTCGATGCTGATTAACAATGCAAACAAGACCTTGCAGAACGTAGCGGACAACATTGACAACGACATCATGCGCCCGCTGCTTCAGCAGCTGTATGACTACCTGATGTTGACCGACGACACCGGCATGTTGCGTGGTGACGAGAACATTGTGGTTGATGGTGTGCGACAGGCGTCGAAACAGGAGCAAGACTTGGTGCGCCAGCTGGAATTCCTGCAGCTGATCAACAACCCGACCTACCAGACCCTGATCGGCCCCGACGAAACTGCCCGTATTCTGCAGAAAGTCGCGGATGGCCTTGGCATGGAAGTAAAAATCAACCAGCCCGGCGACCCGGCGTTCCGTCCGCCCGGCCTCATGCCCGGCATCCCGAGTGTGCAGGGTGTTTCGAACGTCGCCATGGGCGAGGGCGCAGGTCCGAACCCGACCGGGCAGCAGACGCCCGGACCGAACCCCGCCATGGCCGCGCCCGGTGCCGGAGGCGTCCCGGGAGTCCAGCCCGCCCCGATGGTGCAGCCTGTGAACACGGTTTCTTCGGGCTTGCCAGCCGGTTGATAAGCAGCGTATTATGTTAAACATGTCCCCAAGTGTTTTCTGCGAGGCTCTATGAACGAAGATGGTGATAACTACGGTACGACTTATCAGAAGTCCAGCCCGGCTATTAGTTTCCCGAAGTCGGCTTCGAAGCCCGGCTACGGCACCAAGAAGCCGTTCGTGAAAGCCCACGGCGGCGATCAGTACGGTGTCACCATGCAGAAGTCAAAACCGTTCTGCGCGTTCCCCACTTCTCCCGGTACCCTCAACAGCGGCTCAGTAGTTAAGCGAGGCTATTAAAATGGCAAACGACATTCACCCGACTGGCATTCATGGTGGAAACCAGTACGGTACTACGATCATGAATTCGAATCCGGCGATCAGCTATCCGAAGAAGCAGACGATCCCGGGCTATGGCAAGCGGATCAAGGCAGCTGCGCCGCACGGCGGCGATCAGTACGGCACCACGCTGCATGATTCGAAGCCGTTTCGTGCGTTCCCGAATGCCAACATCCCGCTGAAGAGCGGATCGGTTCCGCAGAAGGGTTCGGCCATGAAGGTTGACTCTGAAAAGGTTGTTGTGTCTTCGTACAAGACCGGCATCAATGTGAAGAACTTCAACGGGGCGACGAAGAAGACTGCGTCGCAGTCTGGTTCCGGCGGACCGACCGACCGCCCGTACCCGCTGGCGAAGAGCTACCCGCTCAAGTCCGGTGGCGTGAGCAATATGAAGCCCAACCAGTTTCAGGACAACTAAATGTCTTACACCAAAGATCCGCACTACGCGAAGAGTGGTTGTGACACTACGTTCTCGCCCAGTGCTGGCGCTAAGCGCGTGAAGATGCAGTACCTCGATATCGAGAACGGCACGATTGCCGATCTCGGCAAGGCCCCGACTTCACGCGTGTACACCCGTAACTACGCCAAGACAACTGAGACATATACATCGGAAGATGTTGATCTCATTACTCCGGCGTTGGGTAATCCAAAGCGTCTATGAACGAGCCCGAAAAGGACCTCCTTGCCGAAGCACTGGCAAGGCTCTCGGACAACGCCCACTGGCGACATTATGTAGGTACGGTAGTACTAAAACGTGATGGCGCTGTACGTGCACTCCTATACGGAGAAGACAAGAACGTTCAAGCACTTAGAGGCGAAGCACGAGCCTTCGATCAACTTGTAGACCAACTCAAACGATACGGAGTAAAGACATGAGCGCCGCCCCCCAGAGTTACATGCCGCCCG